ATGCTCACGATCAAGCAGATTGACGCTGCGAAACCCAAAGAGAAGCCTTACAGGGTTGCAGATGGAAACGGACTCTTCCTCTATGTGCCCGCATCCGGAAAGAAGGTCTGGCAGGTGCGCTACCAGTTCGACGGAAAAGAGAAGGTGCACACAATCGGGAAGTATCCGGAGATTGGTCCGGCGGATGCCCGAAGCATGGCATTTGAGCTGAAGCGCGATTTGGCTGTTGGCCTGAATCCGGCAGTAAAGAAAAAACAAAAGGGAAAGGAACCAGACTCGTTTGGTTCAATTTTCGAGGAGTGGTACAAGCATAAGAAGCAGGTTTGGTCTGAGAAGTACGCCAGCGAACTCAGGCGCATGTTTGATGATGACATCCTTCCTTATATTGGAAAGCTGCAGATGGATGATATTGAGCCGATGGCTCTGCTGAAGGTATTGCGCCGGTTTGAGGATCGGGGCGCGATGGAGCGAGCCAACAAAGCGCGGCGCCGTTGCGGCGAAGTGTTTCGCTATGCAGTCGTTACCGGTCGCTGCAAATACAATCCGGCTCCAGACCTTGCTGATGCAATGAAAGGCTACCGAAAGCAGAACTACCCGTTCCTGCCAGCCGACCAGATACCAGCGTTTAACGCAGCGCTAGCCACTTATTCAGGAAGCGTCATTTCACGCGTTGCTACCCAAATCCTTCAGTACACCGCCCTGCGCACTAAAGAGATGCGTAGTATGCAATGGACAGACGTCGATTTCGAAAACGACCTGATTACGATCGCCGCGGACGTGATGAAAAATCGCAAGCAGCACGTTGTGCCGATGTCACGTCAGGTAAAGGCATTGCTGAAGTTTCTGCACCCAATCACCTCAACCTCGGCATTTGTATTTCCCGGTCGCAATGACAAATCCAAATCAATCAGTGATGCGGCCGTGCTGCTGGTAATTCGCCAGATTGGGTATGAGGGCCTTGCCAGTGGGCATGGTTTCCGGCACCAGTTCAGCACGATTCTGAACGAGCATGGCTGGCCGCATGATGCGATAGAGCGCCAGCTGGCTCACGTCGATCGCAATAACATTCGCGGCATCTATAATCACGCGCAGTACCTGGAAAAGCGCAGAGAGATGATTCAGTGGTGGGCTGACTGGCTTGACGGTGATTTGTCATAGTTGAGCGAGCTAAAAATCCCTATAAAAGAATATTTCTAAGTCAGAAATCCAGTAAGCATGCGTCTAGCAGAATAATAAAATTGAGATGTCATTATTCTTATAAGTTCATATTAAACAACAATATCTAGGTCACTTAAGAATCATATTATGATTGCCATGCAGTGCTTTTCAACATCGTCTGTAATTGGTTAATAAGTGATTTTTCAAACGTATAAAGAGAGTAGAAAATGAAGGGAAGTCTTTGTTTAAAGTCGCGATCATTACTCCTTGTCGAAAAACCTTAAAGTAAATTTCAAATTAACCGATAAGTAATTTCAATTAGATTACCTTCCGTAGTTACTGTAAAGTCGCGGAACTTTGACAATGGATGGTGTCATATAATGACAACTACAGTTTATGACCGTGTCAATAAGCTAGTCGCAACTGATTCGCGCTGGTCGCGAGCTTTGGATGAGCTGGGGTATATCGGTCATGTTGCTTTTGTGGATGATACTGGATTTGGAAAAATGTCGGTCCGAGACGACCACGTTTTGACATTAGCTGGCAATGGGCTCCTGATACAACATTGGAAGCAATGGTGGTCTGGCGATTTGAATGAGCCGAGACCCCCGATTCTTCTGAATGGTGAAGAAGCCATCACTCTGCACATCGTCAAGATATCTACTAATGCTATAATCTTTGATATCGGCGAAATGCTAGCTGCCCACTTTATCGACGATGACGGCAGTACAAAAATTAATGCGGTTTTCGCTGGTTCAGGAGCACCTCATGCAGGTGGCAACTGGCAAAAGTCTGGTTGCGCAAGAACCGCGATTGAAGCTGCAAAAGTTTTCGACATTCGTACTGGCGGAGAAGTCAGGTATGTCGACTTTACTAGCGGCAAAACGAATTTAGAGCTTGATAAACATCTCATCTCAGATGTTGCAGATGCTCTTCTACAAAAGGGGATGATTATGGACACGAACAACCCGCTGAGCCAGCCAGTTCCAATCACCGAACAAGAAGTTGCACACATTCGTCAGCTTATCGCCAATGGGGATATTACTCCTTGTGCTCCAACTGGTGGAAAGCCAGTTAACTGGAATGCTAAAGCAATTCAACGTTTAGATGATGCGATCGACAGCATTCGTCGTGATGAAGCATCATGCGTCAAGTGATTGCAATTCGCTTCCATAAAACCCGGCAAGAGCCGGGTTTTTTTATGTTTGTCATGTAGATGGAATTGTAGTTATCTATATTGGATTCCAATCATCTCTGTCATACAACTCTGTTATTTCGTGCGTCACCACTCCCACCACCGCAATATCTTCCAGCAGGTCATCCATCAGAAATGCGCCATCATCGGTAATCAGTCGGCGCGGATGAATCATGATCATCGCCCACTCATACATGCCCGACATATCCAGCAGCACGGTATCGCCGTTCTGCGGCCGCCGCTTCTCATCGATGACACAGCTGCGCCCTTTCCACTCCACAAGGTAGCAACTCTTGCTGGTCGGGATTATGTGCTGTAGCGGCTGAAGCATAAACTTCACTTCGCCACTGGCAGGTCCGACAGTCTGGTTGTGTATGCCGGCGACAACATTTCGCGCTTCATCTCCCAGGATTTCTGGATACCCTGTCCTGCAAACCATAATTTCCCCTTCCCGCTCTGGTTGAGGCCATCGACGACACGCATCAGCGATTCGCTGTTGGCCTGTGGCTTGAATTCATCAAAGAGATTTAGCTGTGAGACGCCCTGACTGTAGAAGTCGCCAAGCATCACCCCTGCTTTCATATACCGGCACCCGTCGCGCCATATGTGATCGAGACCCTGCATGGCAACCCGGATGATGTCGCGAGTGTCATTGGAGGGCGTGAGCAGCCTGCCCATTGCCTGATTGCCGTAAAACACCTCACCTTCCGCGTGTGGACTGGTGCGAACGAACACGGCTATCTGTCGACAATACTGGCGCTCACGCCTAAGCTTCTCAGCAGCGCGTTCTGCGTAGGAGCATACCGCCTGCCGCATGTCCATGTATTCGGTTATGCGTGACCCGAACGATCGGGAGCAAACAATCTGCTGCTTCGTCGGTGCGAATTCTTCCAGCTCGAGGCATGGCTCGCCGCGCAACTCACGCACCGTACGCTCCAGCACCACGTTGAAGTGCTTGCGGATGATGTATGTGCTTTGCTCCGACAGGTCTTTGGCGGTGATGATGCCCATTGCGTTCAGCTTCTTGCTGATGCGGCGACCAACACCCCACACATCCTCTACCGGAACCAACGCCATCAGCTTCCGCTGGCGATCAACATTCGACAGGTCAACGACACCACCGGTTTGTTTCCACTTCTTCGCGGCGTGGTTGGCAAGCTTGGCAAGCGTTTTGGTCTGGGCAATCCCGACACCCACGGTCAGATGCGTATCGCGTTTAATTCGCTCCCTCACCTCGCGGCCAAAGTCTTCCAGCACCCGGCAATTACGAACGCCAGTCAGGTCCATGAACGCTTCGTCGATGGAATACACCTCAACCGATGGCGCCATCTGCTCCAGCGTAGTCATCACCCGGTTGCTCATGTCGGCGTAAAGCGCATAGTTGCTGCTGAATACGTGAATCTTGTGCCGGCGGATTTCGTCTTTCAGCTTGAAGTAAGGCGCACCCATTGGGATTTTCAGCTCTTTCACTTCGGCGCTGCGGGCTATGACGCAGCCGTCGTTGTTGCTAAGCACCAGAACCGGCTTACCGCGCAAATCAGGCCTGAACACCGTCTCGCAGCTGGCGTAAAACGAGTTCACGTCAACTAGAGCAAACATCACATGCCGCCGTTTGGATTGAATACCTGAAAGGTGCGCTCATCGCCATCAGCAGTTGAAATGTCACGGAAGGTTGTCGTGTGCATCTCAATCCAGCTATTGGCTGCGCGAAGCGTGTAATGCCAGTTCAGCCGCTCAAGTTCGCTCACAAAGTCGAGCGTGCTGATAGTAAAGCGGCCTGAGGCATCTCGCTTCATAGCCTGCTTAAAGGCCATCATGATTTCGTAGTCGCGGGGCATGGTCATCTCCCTCCCTGATAGATACTGTATATAAATACAGTAATATCGATCGGTGGGATCGATCAAGTCGATTGATGGTGGTTTTTGCGAAGGGATTGGCGGGGAAGGAAATTTAATTTGAGTGACCATGTGCCCTGCTACTTCGTACTGCATCAATGCCCATTTGTGAGGCGGGACCTCACACAAACTATCAAAAAGCTTACAAAACTCTAGCATCAACATTTCTTAACTTTTAGAATGAGTCAATTCTGAAAAGAAAGAACATAAATGAGAGCTCATTTAATGGTTAGAATCACCAAAAATCAATCGGTAACGATGGACTCATTGCGAGGCATCTCCGCAATTATTGTGATGTTTGCACATGTTTTTCAGTTATACCTAGCGCCATTAAATTCTAAAGCTTTCTATTATGTTGGATTGATCTCACAGTCAAGCGTGATGCTTTTCTTCATACTTAGCGGCATTCTTATTGGTGTATCTGTACAAAATAACATGTCCAGAAACTTTGGAAAGCTAAACTATGCAGATTATTTTAAACATAGATTTATAAGAATATACCCACCACTTGTTTTCGCATTAATACTAACTGCGATTATGTCATTTATTGTAACTTATGTATTAATGGATGAATCAGGATTTAAGTCGCCTCATGTTTTTGCAAAAAACTATTCTTTCATCTTCAACCCAATGGAATATATTTCAACTTTAACATTCACCAACAACTTTACTGCAAATCAGATAGCATCAAACGCAGTTCTTTGGAGCTTACCATTTGAAGTATGGTTTTATGTTTTAGCTGCCGTGATAATGACTAGGAACTTGATATCGATTCTTCTGGCATTTTCATTTATTCTATTGCTACAGGATGTTAATATTAAAACCCTATTTTACGCTTCAATTTGGTTCACTTCTTTCTTCGCGTCATTTATTGTTTTTGATAAAAATAAAAACAACAATTTATATCGAATCTTGCATGCCGCCCTGATTTTTATGTTTGCATACTTTGTATACCAAAATAACTTTAGTTTAATAAAGCCTAATCACTCGCTGAACTTATACTGTTCTATAGGTGTGGTGATGATATTTTTCGTATGTTATGCAATCAGGATGAATATTAGCTTGAATCTTTTCGAAAAAAGCTCAGAATTTTCTTACACTCTTTACTTGACTCACTTCCCTATTCTTTTCTTTGTTATGTACCTATCGTGGTATTTCGATCTGAAAGGTCTATATTCAGTTGTAATATTGTCTATTTTGGCTCCTATTTTATGCATCTTATTTGCTAAATTTTCTGCAAGTTTTTGTGAGAATAAAAGGTGGGTATCTGATTTGGTTGGTGTGAAAATGAGTGAAGTTAAAGATGGAATTACTGAGAGATTTTGATAATAGCCCCGCCTTTGTAGGCGGGGTTTTCCTACGGTCTTCTTGTACCTCGTACAGCTACAACACCTGTGCCAGCCGATCCGCCAATTGAGGCGATTTGAATTACGCATCCAGTCACGGTTTTTGACTTAACTCCCCACACGCATAGGGGCGCTCCTGTCGATGCAATATCAACCTCAACTGCTATGTCGTAATCGGTTGTTTCAAATGCTGTATCTCCCGATGCGGCTCCGCTGACAGGCCAAGTGAAAGATACGTCTACAGTAGAACCGCCTGTCAATGTGAATGTTGTTGGTCCAGATCGCTTTTCCCATGGAATATTTATGTTTGAACTAACTGATCGGTTCACGCTGACATTTTTGGAGGTGTTGCCGTAAGCCAGTGGATTTCCACAGTAAAAATTATCGCAGCCTTGCACAAGTAGGCCAGTTTGTTGTAATGGAGTTGCTCGATTGTCATATCCCACGGGATTGGAAATTGAAATATTTTTGCAGCGGTAGGATGTTCCGCTAACAACTCTTTGTGCGATATTCAGGCCAACTGCACCATTGTTAATGCCGCCAACCGTTCCTCCAGTAACGTCTTCGACTTGTAACAGGAGCACTCCACTTTGAATAGCGCCCTCCCCTATCATATCGCCAAGCCCGATTCGTTTAGAAATACTGTTTAAACTAAACACTCGGCATCCATTTGTCCCTCCCTTTCCTTTGGTGGTGCTAAACTGCAAATCAGTGCAGTCCCTGACACTTACTGAGTCCCATACCAAGCTACCGGTCTCGCAGTGTATTGGGCCAAACTGGATGTTATACACCCCGTCATTTATTGCACAACCTGCATGATCTGTCGATCCAATAAAAATATTCCCGACGTAGTTTAAACCCGTCCATTTGGTGGTGATGTTGTTGCCATCAAGAATAAACGCTTGTCCCTTACAATTTCCTCCCCGCACTCCGTCAATGGTTAGGTTATTAACGATCCCGGTATTAGGGATCGCGGTAACTCCAAAGCCTTTCCCGGGGGAAGATATAATTCGAATATTATTGAATGTGCATCCGTCCGGGCTGATTATGATAAATCCGCAACGATCGGCACCGAAATCCGCATCTCCTTGCACACTTCTATTGGCATCAAATGTGAAATTGTTAACGTGCTGATTTACTGCGCCATTAATAATTAAAAAGTCCTGATTAATGACTTTAGTGTCCCACATCTTAAAAAGACATCCATCAGAAAAATACCATCTCGTGTTGTTTGCTTTCATAACCGTATTAGGAGGGAAAACATATGTTCCAGCAGGCCAGAACACTGTTGATTTGTTCGCTTCTGCATAGGCGCACAATGACGCCAGTCGCGTCTTCGTGTCCTGCGGATCGGTAGCGCCCTGCTCAATGCTACGAATGCCAAACTGTGAAGGGTAAATGGGAAGGCTTTTAAGTATCGCACCTACCGTGCCATCGGAGTAATTGATGCTGCGATCGTAACCAACGATTCCCGCCCCCTGAGCTGAAGCAAGCATGATGCGTAGCGCCGAGTCACCAACTCCGACCCACGCACCGATTGCTACGCCACCTGTCGAGGATGGAGTTGAACCAGTCGGAACAGACTTTGGAAACAAACCATCCCAGCGATAATATTCGCCATCAGTTGTGTCTTTGAGGATTTGATTCGGGAGCGTTAACGTCGCGCCATCTTGGAAGGTGCCAACAGGAATCCAGCCAAATTCGGCAATCGCCTGCTGCGCCAACCAGCGTAGCCCCTCTATTGTGTAATGCTCACCACCGAAGCGGTCCTGGTATTTAAGCGCCAGCGAAGTGACAAACTCATCGATCTTGCCTGCGTTAAACTTCAGGTCGCGCGGAGATTCACTCGGAACTGCATTTGTTGTTGGTTGCGTGCTCATATTTTTCCCATAAAAAAAGCCAGCTCGATGGCTGGCCTTGTGTTGGATAATTTATTTTCGGTTATTTACCGGTACTGAGTGGTCCCTGGATTTGTCAGTGCATGATTCACAACAATGCCATCTCGGAGAAGAACCTCCAGCGCTTTCTTGCTGACATCAACTTTAGGGTTTGGGTTGAACATCTTCACAGCGGCGGTTGAGGTCACGTACTCATAAATCCATTTGACCTCATGATCGTTCACAATCTCTTTTTTAACCGGCTCACCTAACAGTGCGACCAACTGGCTATCAGTTGTTTTGCCGGAGACGAGTTGAGTTGCTTTAGTTTCATCGAAATCTTTGCCAGCGTGGGCAGTGCTTCGATAAACACAACCAGAGAGTAAAAGTGCAATTAGTGAGGCGATTACAATATTTTTCATGTTGCATTCCTTTGATAGTGATTGCACTAATCCTAAAGAAAGCCTCATGCAATAGAAAGCAAATCACGGTCACTCACGGGTAAATCAGGTCGCTATATTCAGCTAGAGTCAATGCAGTCGTACCGTCACTGTTTGGCTGCTTCTCACTAATTATCCACTGAGTAGCGTCAAGATCTTCCGCAGTGGCTATGACGTACCTCGACGGCGACTGAACGTCGTAACCGTCGAAAATGTTCAGAGCTATATCAGGAATCGCAGCGATGAAACCAAACGCGGTATCGGTTCGTGGCGTAGCGGCATATCTGGCGGAGCTGTTCCCCAGCGAGTCGGTGATTACGACAAACATCGAGCCAGCAAAGTGGATGCGCTCGCTGGTTTCGAACGTATTGCCATTGCGTGCAACAATGTAACCCGCCTGCTGGTTCGTGTCGTAGGTGTCCGGCACCTGAACCATGTCGCCAACGTTAACCCACTCCCCGTCTGCTAACGTGGTGATCGCCATACTCATGCGTGAATAAAGCAACCGGCGGCACTCCTTCTTAGCGCGATAGTCAGCCTGGAAAGAATCTCGGATATACATCATCTCGAACTTCTTCGCCTTGTTAGGCGTGCCAAGCTCAACCTGATTATTTCGGATCCGGTAGCGAACAAATGCCTGCTTATTGGTGGTCGGGTTTCGATACTGAACCTCAACTCCGTCATAACCTCCAGGCAGGGTCATGTCGTAACTGAGTGAGTAACCGGCATCGACCGTATTTGAACGGTTAAATACCGTTGCTGGCGTGCTGCGCTTACTGTCGAGTGTGAACGAAAGGACGCTATCATCCCAGTAAACGCTTACGCCCGCCGCATCACAAATAGTCTCCATACGCTGGCCAAGAGAGATATCTTCGTCATCAAACGTGTAATCGAAATACGAAAGTCTGGAGTCGCGAGCGTCTAGCTCCGCTTGGATTTGATAGAGCCCGTAGATATCAATCGAGCTTTCTGCCTGCCCGCCGATGACAAGCCAGTTATGCAGAGCGATGTCTGCAAACTTGCGTGACGCCCGGATGGTGTAATCAACCTTCTGCGTCGTCATGTTGTAGCTGATGACGTGTCTGTTTATAAGAGCGTTGTATTTGCGATCGCGTGCTGTGGTGGCGTTCTCCGTTTGCCGTACAGTAACGCGAACCAATGTATCGCTCGGGTAGCTGACGTTTGTTCGAATGTTGACGCTGTGGATTGCCTCTACCTTTAACTTACTGTTGTCGCCGCTGTTATCCGTGCGCCTGAAAGTTACCGCATAACGCCCGAAACCGCCGTTCGGCGTTAGCTTATCCGTACGGTAAAAGGTGTCAGAAGTTGACTGATGCGGAGTTGTTTGACGGTAAGTGAAAGTCTGAGTTGTGCCGGGTATCTGCACGTTATCGACGTCCACCTTCCAGATAGTCACCTGCCAGTTCGTTTCGCTTTTACCGCCCAATCCGGACTGAGTGTGCAGCCACAACTGAGATGATTCAACCGGAGAGAAGAACGGACCGATCGCCAGCGCCTGGTTGTCGTTGAGGATGAATTTGGTAGTGTTGATCGTCGCTGTCGAGATATACGAAGCGTTTGAACCTTCGATATTGTTGATTACGAAATTGTAGTAATAGATTGGCGCAGTTACTGACCCGTTAGATGTTTGGGTTGCAGAGATGAGATTACCTGAAAGAGTAAAATCTTCTGTAACGTTTCCGCTGGCGGTTGGGTACGTCACGTTGATTACGAATGACACCGCGTGCGGTAAAGCGAGACCCATGAAGTAATCAAAACTGGACTGCTTGACGATCTTCATTAGTATCTGACCGCCAGAATATGAGCCGCTAATTACTGTATTTGCGGTTGCACTCTGAATAGGGAAATCTTCTGATTCGTTTTTTCCTGGCACCTCCTGACCATCCACGTCATCAAACTGGTAACCCTCGTTGATGGTGCCTATTACGGCCCCCGGGTTGTATACCGTGAATGAAGCTCCTGCCATCGCACCAAGGTTACTTTCTGAATATCTGACCGAGCTAACCGTATAGGTGCCAATTCCAAAATTCATAAACTCTGTCAGGTATTTAAGGTTGCCAGAGTATTCAAATAAAGACTCCTGAATGAGATCGGGAAACGCCCTTATCAACCCATAATTGTCAGGCTTCGCCTCTCCATTACGCGCAAGATTGCTTTGCCCTTTGAGGCTGTTGTTCGATGAGGTCTTGCTTTGGCCGATATTTCCAGTGCCAGGCTGCTTGATAAGCCCGTTCATCACTTTCTGTGTGAATTTAATCGGGTTAAAGTGCTCCAGCGGATTAAGCAGCGTCTTGGCCAAATCACCACTTTTAGGCTGGTCGAAGATGGTTATCCGATCGCTTTCGCACAGTGCAAAGCCTAACTCTTCATCTTCACCCAGCTCTCTGCCATTGAAATGTATGCGTAGTTCGCTGTGAAGCTGCTGCGACTCCAGCCAGTCGCTAAAAATCATGCCGCCTGGCGCAGAAACCCTATCTTTAGGCAGCCCCGGAACGCGCTGGATTTGAATAATCGGCATAGGTTTTGAATTCCACCCTGGTGAATATCTTTTGGATAGTACGGATGTTGTCAGCTCTCACATGGCCGTTTTCACCGCGACTGTGCAAAGCCTTACCATGAACAATCAGGCCCACGTGTACAGGCACAGCGCCGTAGTAAGCTACAAAAATTCCATCTTCCGGAATGGTGTCGGACGCCTGCCAGTAAATGACCTCATCTTCAAAGCACGTCAGGAAATCGCCGCCCGATTCGTAGTCTGGTGCGTGATGAATCTCTATGCCCAGCACGTGTCGGTGATACAAAACAACCAAGCCCCAGCAATCCATAGCCTCGAATCTGCAGGCGCGATCTGCCCATGGAACGCCAGTTACACGGTCAATAAATTCAGATTTAAGCATTCTGCAATCCAGGGAATTCTTCAGGCGTGTACAGCAGCCCAACGTTGTTATTGAGTGGGTTTTTCAACGTAAGCGTTACCGTCACATCATTCTGATCCATGCTCACGTCATTGACGTAGAGCGTCCATGGCTTGAGAGGTGTATTCATGTCGGCCGCATCAAAGCGCTGAAA